AGTCTGAAAAGGTGGCTACAAATAAAAAAGAATCAAAGAAAGTTGAGAAGTTCTTAAAGACTGCAAGAAAGCGGTTTAATCTTGCTGACGAAGCGGTAAAAGAGATTAGAAAAAAAGGCGACGAAGATTTGCAATTTCGCCTTGGAAATCAATGGGATGATTTTACAAGAAAGCAAAGAGAATCTTACGGAAGACCTTGTTTAACTATCAATAGAACGCCACAATTCATTAAGCAAATCACAAATGACATGAGACAAAACAGGCCTTCAGTGAATGTTTCGCCTGTAGATGATTTGGCCGATAAAGATACCGCTAAAATCTTTAAAGGTATTATAAGAAATATTGAATACAATTCCAATGCTCATGCTGCCTATGATTATGCTTTTGAATGCGCAGTAACGCGCTCTTATGGATATTGGCGAATTGCAACGGATTATATTAATCCTGAAAGCTTCGACCAAGAAATTTTAATCAAGCGAATTAAAAACCCGAATGCTGTTTTCCTTGATCCGACTGCGGTTGAGCCTGACGGCTCAGACGCTGACTGGGGTTTTGTTTTTGAGGATGTGTTGATTGATGATTACAAAGCAATGTATCCTAATTCAGAACTGGCCAGCATGGACGACTGGTCTTCTATCGGGGAAAAAGCGCAAGGATGGGCTAGCTCCGATAGAGTTAGAGTTTGCGAATACTTCTATAAAGATCAAGTGGAAGACACTCTTTATCTTTTAGAAGACGGTTCAACTATTTTTAAAAGTGAACTTCCTGAAGACTTCGAAGACTTCCAGCTTATAAAGAACGAGCGAAAAACTACTACAGAAAAAGTTAAATGGGCGAAGATAAATGCCTGTGAAATATTAGAAGAAACAGAAATTCCTTCTCGTTTTATTCCTATCGTTCCGGTTTTAGGGGATGAAATTGACGATAATGGAAAGACTGTTTTAGAGAGTGTTGTTAGAAACACTAAAGATCCTCAAAAGATGTTAAATTACTGGGCTTCGGCTGAAACGGAAGCGATCACACAAGCGCCTTTAAGCCCGTTTATCGTTGCTGAAGGTCAAGTTGAAGGATACGAAGAAATTTGGCAAAACGCTAATAAAGTTCCTTACGCTTTTCTTCCATACAAGCCAACTGATTTAAGTGGGCAAATGGTTTCACCTCCGCAAAGAAATTCTTTTGAGCCTGCGGTTATGGCGATCACAAATGCTAGAATACAAGCTTCTCAAGATTTGAAAGACACCAGTGGAATACAGGATGCCTCTCTTGGGATGGTGGGAAATGAAACCTCCGGCGTTGCTATTCAAAGAAGAAATATGCAGTCGCAAACTGCTAATTATCATTTCATTGATAACTTTATGAGATCCATAAAGCATACGGGTCGCATTTTAGTTGAAATGATCCCTAAAATTTATGACGCAGAAAGAACGGTTCGTATTATTGGCGAAGATAAGAGTGAAGAGATTGTAAAAATCAATTCTCTTTTTGAAAGAGACGGGAAAGCGGAATTAATTGATCTTTCTCGCGGTCGTTATGATGTGACAATTTCCACAGGACCAAGTTTTACAAGCAAACGTCAAGAGGCTGCGCAATCCATGATTGAAATGAGCCGAAATAATCCTAAGTTTGTTGAGATCGCAGGGGACTTGATGATTAAGAATCAAGACTGGCCTGGGGCGGATGAAATCTCTGAAAGATTTAAACGAACAATCAACCCACAAATTTTAGGCGAAGAACAAGAGCA